TTGCCTTCGACCTTAAATTTATCGCTAATACCTATCCTCGGTCGGTAACAGCGTTTATAATGATCCTTACAATAAACGCTCGTACTGGCTCCAGGCGTCGTCTGCTCTCCGCATGAATGGTACGGATAGTCGCCCAGCGGAAACTGGCACCCTGCCGCTTTTGATGGGGGTGCTACCTCCACCACAACCTTCACCGGTTTAGGCTCCCCAGCGGCGGCTCCAATCCGGTTCATTTTCCCGATGATCGAATTGCGGCTTCGGTGCAATACCGCTCCAATGTGCCGCGCTGTTTTCCCCGCCTCAGATAAAATGCGCATTGTTGTGATCTCGGCTTCTGTCCATTCTTTTTTCATTTTATTCTCCCTTGCCTGGCTATCAGGCGGATTTCTCGTAATTTCTCTGAGGTCCGGCGGACCTTAGCTTTATGCAGTTGCTGCCGAATCGAGTTTGGTGTTCGGCCAAATCGTTTGCTCAGACTGTCGATATCGTCCCCGGCACGCCAAGCGTTGAACAGGCGTTGCAGGTCTGGGCCTGTCCAGACTTTATGAACCGCTTTCTTTGCCTTGTCGTCGTCGTCCAGAGCCTTCCTGGCGACGTGGGCATACCACGCTGCGCCTGACGAGATGTTTGCGACATCCACAATATCTTGCAACGACTGGCGTAGATCATCCAGTCTGGTCACTTTTTTAACAACCATTTGTATTTGGTTGTTTTGGTTTCACAGCCGCCGCAGGTCAAATGTTTCCACGCAAAATTCTTGACGTGTTCAGTCCTATTACATTTAGGGCAATAAACGTCTTGCCCGCCGCCTTTTGGGGCGTGTGTCCATTTTGGGACCGGTACGAATTGATTACTAAGCGGCGTATCTTCAATCCACTCTGGTTTGGGGGTTAAAAACAAACTCTTGAAGAATTTAAACATCTTTAAAATCCTCCTCCTCCTCAATTTGAGTTTGAATTTGTTCTTCGATCAGACGATCCTCTTCAGCAGCCTCGTCCTGGGCCTCAATTTGAGACTGAATCGACGCCTCGATCATGCGTTCTTCTTCCGCAGTCTCGATCTGATCCTCTAGCAGCTTTTCAATTGCAGCTTCTTCGTCAAAATCATCTTCGCATTCCGCCATAATCTTATCCTATCCAAATGTTATGAACACGGCTGTCATCATTAGCATAAAGGCAAACCAACCCAGCGTCTCCAAAATCATTTTGAAGCGTTCTGAATGTGAACTTTTAGCAGGTTGCTCTTGGTCTGCTCGGACAGGCGAGGCTTGTCTGCCTGGGATTCCGTAATTTCTGGCCATTTCAAAGAGTCCTTTTTTAGAAATAATTTAAACCGCTCGATCATTTACGCCTCCTTCTGTTCGTCTAAATACTGCTCGATGAAGCACTCCAAAGCGGAGCCGGTGCAAGCCTGTGTCGTGCCATCTTCTTGCAACTCAAGAATGGCGTGCGGCGCATAGCCATAGTCAACGATGTCTCGGATAGCAGCGTCGGTCGACTCGAAGGTTTCCTGGGCGGCGATTACTGCGCCGTCTTTTTCGATGAGGATTGTATAAATCATGTGTTGTCTCCGTTTTGTCAGTTCATCTACCGCCTAATTACTATATATGTAAGAGCATGACAAGCCTTATTATTTTCTGAGTGATGCCGCAAAGTCTCTGACCTTCTGCGCGTCCTCTTCACGCACCCACAGTTGCAGGCGTCGGTAGCCCGCGTCACGCAGGCGCTGCTCATATTCGGACTGCCGCTCTGTCCCGGTCTTAGACATCTATTTCCCCTCCGCTGAGAGTTCCGCTCCGAGTGCCAGGTACCCGCACCCGTCGATCCAACTATCCGTGTTCAAGGGGTTGTGCTTGATGCGCGACAGCTTCAGCAGGCACATCATAATAGCAACGTCGGGTGAGGTAATCGGAACCCCAAGGTGAGCTTCCCAATACCTCGCTATCCTACCAAAATTATCCTCCGCGTCTCCGTGCTCATCCGCCCGGTCTCCGGTGACGTATGACGCGGCTGTCCGCAGCACCTCTGATCGTGCTGGCTCTTCTTGGAAATTAAAATTTAGCTGTTCCAGGTGGGTAGCTCCTTTAAAAAATGGTAATTATAGGTTGGCCCAGCTTGTACCAACCCCACCCTCAACTAACCTCTCTGTTGGGGCCTCTGGGAAAATATCAAGGTAGGCGTCGGTCATATCCTGCTCCATCAGGGACAGGCAGCTACTGGCATCTGCCAGCAGTGTCTCGTCGATGATTGCATCGTGGATCGTCGAAATTATTTTTGTGTGTGCTTGCTCACCGCGCAGCCTGCAGGCGTCGAGCGTATTCTTGTGGCGGATTAAAGCGCGCGCCATCACCGAGAGGGCGGCTCGTTGCACGGGGTAGTTGGCGCATTGTGGCAGCTCCGGCTTTTTTCCCATATAGATCGTTCCTCCGTCCACGCATCGGATACGTCGCGTCTTGGTGGCCTCGGCCAGCATCAGGTGCCGATAATTAAAGGCGTTGCTATATCGCGTGGCCCAGAAATCGATATACTCCTCGGCCTTCTCGACCGTCGTGCGCATATTTACTGCAAGCCCGGAAGCACCGCTTCCATAGATAATACCGAAGGACACGCCCTTGGCGGCGGTGCGCGCCTTCTTGCCCTCCGGGGTAGATTTGTCGATGGGGTGACCGGCGATGACGGCGGCAACCTCAGAGTGCACGTCGCCCTCCACCATATCGGTAAGGAGTTGGTCGTCTTCCGCCAGGAGCGCCAGCACGCGTAGCTCAATACCCGAATAGTCAAAGCTGACGAGGCGGCGGCCTTCTGCCGCCACGAACGACGAGCGGACGCTGGTCGCCTCCCCCAGAAGCTCGTTGTCACGCGGGATCTGCTGCAAATTAGGACCTGCGCACGAGAACCTGCCGGTCTTTGCGGCGGCGATGTTAAATCGTGCGCGAACGCGCTTGTCGGGAGAGGCGTGCGCTTTTTGTAGCAGACTAGCGCCAAAACTTGAAAGGTATTTGGATACCTTTTTGAAATCGGCCAGCGAGTCGAGCAGCGTGGTCAGCGGGTTGCCAGGATACGCCACGTCAAATTGCGCGGCGGCGTTCCGCAGCACCTCTCCCTTCATCGACAACTGCCCTGTCTTCTCCGTGCGCGGCCACGAGGCAATGACATTATCGTCCAGTAAGCGTGCGAGGTAATCTGACCACTGGCTGTCGCTGCGCACGTTTGCGACATCTTGCGCAGTCACAATATCGTTTATGGCGGCGAGTTTAGAATTCTGGATGCGCGTCCATTCTCCAATCAATCGGTCGTGGCGGTGGGTATCCAGCAGCATCCCCGCCTCCTCCATCTCGATAACGGCGGGCACCATGTCGTCAAACATTTGCCACGCCAGGAGGTGATCTTGGTCGGCTCTACCATACCAGTGCTGGAACAGATCCCAGGTTTCGACGGCATCGTTGTAGGCGTACTCAAGCTGGCTATCTGTCAGGTCGGGGTCTGCCCAGTCGCTTGCTTGCTCAGTCTTGTCCATCTCGCGACCGAGATCCCAGGAAATGAGCTGCTTCAGCGCGTACTGTCCGCCTCCCAGGATAGCGCGACGCAGGTATCCGACGTCTTTGCACGCCACGCCGGGAGATCCGGCGGCAATAAACCAGCGCAGTTCAAACCCGGCGTTAAACACGATCCACTCGCCGCGCTGGAACATCGACGCGCAAGCGGCGAAACCGCCGGGTATGGGGTCGAAGTCAACGAGCGCACCATGCGCCCCGTTGTATAAGGACACGAGGCGGACCTTGCCATCTTCCGGTCGCAGCGACGTGGTCTCAAAATCCAGCGCGCACATCCCGTCGTTGACGAGAGAGAGGTAGTCGGCGAGTGCAGTTTTTGTGGTGATTAAATTCATCGGAGTGCCCCGGTGTAACTCTACACCGGGGTCCTTTCCTATTTCTTGCTGGAGACGCCACTGAGCAGATCTTCGAGACTCAGGTCCCCATCTACATACGCAGTTGCGCTAGATCGCGTTACCCACGCCTCGACGGCGAACTTCGGCTTGAAGTTCTTATTGCCTTGCGCCTCGAACTGCTCACGCTCAAAGTGGATCACAGGGATCTGCGCCTCCTTGCGCGCGCTGCGATCCTTGATCTCGTTCAGTAAATCATTGACGGCGTTCTTAGCGGACACGGCGCTGGTCGAGAATTTAATTTGCGTCGCGCTGTCGTCGAGGCTGATGCACCCCAACCCCCGTGTCGCGGACCATCCTTCTCCGGTCCCCGAATTGTAAGGTCCGTGGTCTGGCAAGTCCGCCTCGTACACGGCGGCGTCTGGCGTCATAAAGCTCCACTCCATCCTGTCGACGGGCTTGCTGGACTTCCAGCATATCCACCCGTCACTGAAGGACATCGGCTCGATAAGGTAGACCTTCTCTGGGTCCATATTGGCGCGGTCCTTACCCAGCGCGTACACCCCCGTCTTCCCACTGAACGATAGGAACTGCGTCGCGGTATTGTCCCGCACCACGTCACCGCTCGCTGTCTGCGCCTTAGTGATGGCGTCCGCGAGGGCCTCATCACTCAGCACTGGTAGACTATTTCCTGCTATAAATGTTGCTAGATCATTCTTCATAATTTTAACTTTCCTAGTTTGTTATCCCAGCTTCCGCTGGACGGAGAGGCGCTCAGAAGGAGCGCCGACCGTTTCAAATGGGGATAGATCTATCCCCGCTGCAGTGACAGCCTTGCGATTAAGGCTGGCACGTCCCTTGGCCTGCTTGATCGATACCTCGATGTCACCGGCAATAGCTGTAGATTTACCGAGCGTCGCAAGCCCGGATTTTAAATCCTCCTTGAGACCATCCTGCTCAATCTTGAGCCGGTCTACTTGATCCTTGATGTCGACGTAACGCCGGGCGGCGGCGGTCATCCCCCCGGCATTTTCCTGCCCCCGTACTGGCGCGCTGACGCCACATACCTCCGTGAACGAACAGAATTTGCACCCGCCGTTTCGCTTACCCTCACGATCCAAGCTGTCCGGGGAGGCTGCGCTGAAGACGCGCTTGGCCTTCTTGGCGTAGCTGTCGAGGATCGAGTTG